ATTCTTCTGGCGGCCAGAAGAAGTAGATGTACTTCGAGATAGTAAAGACTTCAAAGAACTCACTGAACATGAACAACATATTTTTACAAGCAATCTTAAGCGACAAATCCTTTTGGATAGTGTTCAAGGTCGTAGTCCCAACCTTGCTTTTCTTCCCATCGCTACTATTCCTGAGCTCGAAACTTGGATTCAAACCTGGGCCTTTAATGAAACGATTCATAGCCGTAGCTATACTCACATTATCCGCAATGTTTATAGTGACCCTAGTGTTATATTTGATCAGCTCACGGATATAAAAGAAATTGTGGATTGTGCCAAGGACATCAGTCGGTATTACGATGATCTAATTGAAACTGTGCAATACTACAATTTACTAGGATATGGTGCTCACACAGTCAATGGAAAAGAAATTGTTGTTGATCGTAGGGATCTAAAAAAGAAACTATGGTTATGCCTTAACAGTGTTAACGCACTAGAAGGTATCCGTTTTTATGTCAGCTTTGCCTGTTCGTGGGCCTTCGCAGAACTAAAGAAGATGGAAGGCAATGCTAAAATTATTAAGCTGATTGCACGGGACGAAAACGTTCATTTAGGGTCCACGCAAACCCTTCTCAAATTGCTACCTCAGGATGATCCTGATTATGCTTCTATAAAAGAAGAAACTCGCGCAGAATGTGAATCGATGTTTTTGGCAGCGGCTGCACAAGAAAAAGCCTGGGCACACTATTTGTTCAAAGACGGCAGCATGATTGGCCTCAATGAACAATTATTGAGTCAATATGTGGATTGGTTGACCTGCAAACGTATGACTGCTGTGGGTCTGAATTGTGGAATGAAGCCAGGATCCAATCCGCTACCTTGGACAGCCAAATGGATTGCTGGTGCAGAAGTGCAAGTGGCTCCACAAGAAACAGAAATTTCAAGTTATGTGATCGGCGGCACAAAACAAGACGTTGACTCTAACACGTTTAAAGGATTTAGTCTTTGACGGCTAGAGCTGTATTTGTTGGCGGGTATCGAATGGGACATGCAATCATGTCCTTTCAGTTTGATCATTTCCTTGAAGGCATAGATAAAACTTATATCGTAAGCAATATTGCCGAAAAGCACTATAACGAAACACTCAGAAAATATGTGGACGATCCCAGTAGATTTGTTTATGTTAACGATCAAGAATTGATTGATGCATACCCAGAAATTCTAAATTGGGATCAACCTGGCGATTATCGTGGTACATGGCTTAGACAACAAGCTTTGAAAATCGCATGTCTGGATTATTTCAAAGATGAAAAAATTCTTATACAAGACCCTGACACATTTGCAATAACTCCATACCGATGTTTCAACGGTGATACTCCTAATTTTTTCATCCTGCCTAACACCACACACAGTCCTGGATACTATTCTGTGATAGAAAACAGCCTGGGCATACAGAGACAAACAACTGATTGTTTTATTACTGAATTTTTACCTTTCCTTAAACAGGATTGGGTCTCTATGCGACAACAGTTGGAGCAACGACACAGTAAACATTTTCTTGATGCAATCATTGACAGTTGCAATAGGGAAGCTGAAACCAATCTTATATGGTTTAGCGAATACGAAATTCTTGGAAATTATGTGTTGACCAAGCGAAATATAGATAGAACTGTACAACACAGATGCGAAATAAGAAACATCAACGACAGCAACGAAATGGCAAAATTAAATTCCGTTGACTACAATTGTTATGTTGATGCTTGTCCTAGACTTGATGACAGTATATTATTTCAATTTGAAACCAATACTGTAGTAAATTTTGATAATATCTATCAAAACATAGCCAAACGTATATGAATCAGTTTCAGTACAAGATCTTTACCTTGTTGCCACCTCGCGCGGCTGTAGATTCCATGAATGATTGGCAAGGCGAAGATTTCCTGCCATTTCAGACTACAGACAACATAGAAGAGTGTCTAGCGCAGCCATATCGCGTTGCCGCTGTTCCTGCAATGTTCAATCAACCAGACAGTTATTCGTACAATCAAACTCTTTGTTCCGTAGATTGGTCAAAATTTGATTTAGTAGTTTTATCGGATATTGAATATATTGACCACGACACAATTTTAACTCAGTGTATCGATCCGTGTAATATAAAAAATTATGTACTAGCTGTAGGCGGTGTTAAAGACCGTTTGATTGATCCGGATGTTGTTTATAGACCATGGTGGATTTTTCAACACATGCGTCTGAATTCCTTTAGACCATATACCAACGAGCCCAGGCCATTTTTGTTTGAAGCATTGCTAGGAGCACGTAGAGCGCACAGGTCCTACGTGATGGCTAGATTTTGCTCCAATCCAGATCTGTTAAACAAGTCAATTGTGACATACAGGGAAGAATTTGGATTTGATGATAATGATCCTGGAATGTTTTTAAACAGCGAAGCAGTTGATGTTATACGAAACAATTTAATATGGCCGTATGTGTCGCCTAATTTAAACTTGGCGTGGGAAGTTTCTGACAATATTCGTCGGGATATTAGCGAAATTACTCCGTGGGAAATTTATAATAACACTTACTACAGTGTCTGTTGCGAAACACTATTCCAGCACTTTGACCCAAATAAATCCCATGATCCTGGACCGTTCTTTATTACAGAAAAAATTGCCAAGGTGTTGCTAGGGCAACGTCTATTTGTATTGTTTGGTCCCATGCATACACTCAAATTCTTACAAGAACTTGGATTTAAAACATTCAATAACGTAATCAACGAGTCTTATGACAACTGTAGTGATTCTAGTCTTAGATTTAAATTGGCATTTGATCAAGTTGAAGTATTGAGTAAATTAGACCCAGAATGGGTTTTAAAAGAAACTGAAGAAGTTAGATTACACAATTACAATCATCTGTACCAATATAGAAAAAACATTAGAAATCAAATGCATCAAATGATCTTGGACAAAATACCCGAGCAACATAAATTTGCGTAAATACAAAATATTCATTATAATTAAAAACTATGCTTACAATTTATTCTAAAAACAATTGCCCGTTTTGCGATAGAGCAAAACAATTATTAGAAAGTAAAGGTGTGCCTTTTAACGAAATTAACATCGAGAACGATACAGAATCGCGACAGATGTTGTTAGATAAAGGCCTTAGAAGCGTTCCACAAATCTTCCATGGATATGAATTAATTCCAGGAGGTTTTAACGGACTTAATAAACAATCAGCTGAATTTTTTGAAAAGGTAAAAAATTAAAATGTTAGTATCAAAAGGTTATCAAGAAGGTGATATTGTTAGTTTCAAATTAATTACTGGTGACGAAGTGGTAGCGAGAATTGTTGACTCAGGTCCTAACGGATTTGAAATTGCAAAGCCATGTACAGTAATGCCTAGTCCGCAAGGAATGGGACTTATTCAAAGCCTGTTTACTGCTGATGCAGATGCCAATGTGGTATTGCAGAAAGAACATGTAATCATGCATGCTGCCAGCATTGATGCTATGCAAAAACATTATATCAAAACTACAACTGGTATTGAACCGGTAACTAGAGGCAGCATATTAGTATGACGCACAAATTCGTAATTATGGTAAATGGTCAGCTTAACACGTACTTTAATTACGAGGACATCCCTGACAAGTTTGATCATGTGATCGAGTTTCGCCCAGAAATTTCAGCAGGCCCACATAGCGAAGACGAACATGAACAAATTTCCGCGTGGAATGATAAATTGCAACTATTGATTCAAAAGGAGACTGCAAGATTTGGCAACGATTAGTCCAACGGTTCTCACTGCTGTAGATTTTAATCAAACGTTCAGCCAAACAGTAAACGTTAACCCTGACATGAGCGAAACTATTACATCAGTGACTGCAACACTGGTTGGATCTCCGTTGGAGCCCGATATTAGTATAAGCGTTAATGCCAACGTGGTCACAATCAGCGGCAAATATACAGCGACCTTTACAGATGAATTCAGTTATTTGGAACCGGGTGCGACAGGGCCGGATTTAACGCCCACTGTGGTAATTGGCTTGGTTAATATGCCGCCTGATAAAAATCTATTCAAATTAGATCAAGACAGCCGGGAGTCCGAAACCAGAACTTACAACATT